ACTGCATCAGCAGGTGCAACTGTAACTGAAACCATTGCTGAATACATTTTCAATGATGACAATTTCAACGACGACTCACTCTCACAGGACGGCAGTACAGTCAATGACCGGTTGTTCCAATCAATGGATGGAGTAACACATGACTATCAGTTAGGGACACAGTATTCGAGCACTCGTGCAATGGTCGAAATACCATTCTTCCCTCAACAGTTTTTTGACCATGAAAGTGAAAACGTGTTCCCCGGACCTGACAACAGTATGAAAATACATATTGATGCTACATACACAGCACATACTTGGAACCCTACACCTGTTGGACGACGTGCTGATGACATTCAAGTGGCTGACCGCACAGCGTCATCGGCTTATTCATACAACATTAATCAAGAAAATTACGTTTCCTCTACAACAATCACAAAAGTAGTGTATGATTCGGGAAACAAATTCTACAAAATTTACGTTTCTCATCCCTCTTTGTTTCCACCAGTTGATACTTCAGTTTTAGAGTATTCAAACATGAAAAAATTACCTCGATTTAGGAGGGCGTTTTTGGGTAACGGTCTATGGTGTATGTATCGTAATGACCCCAGTAGTGATGGTTTTTTGCGTGTAGATGAAAATGACACTGGTACAAGTGGTGTTATATCAGGTTCGTACGCCAAAGGTTTCTTTGAAGCAGCAGTGCCGCAAACTGCTCTTTTCATTGCACAAGGTTACCGTAGTGAAAATTTAGTACCTATTGCGTCGGATAAAGAAACGTCTTCTTCTGATTATGAAGCACGTTCACCGTACTACTACGATAATGCAAACGTCAAAACACAAGGTGGGAATCTTGACTATGGTCTTCGACAGTACGTTAGTGCTATAGAAATCAAAGCAGGTCCACTTGTCAATCCACATGCACCACGAGTACAATCAGGTGTAGCCCAATCAATAATCAAATCGGCTGGTAGGACAGGTGGACTCTACACACTTATTCTCGAAGATACAAGTAATTTTCCCGAATTGACTGAAATTTCAAGAAGTAGCACCAATACTTTCGATGTGAGTGAAGGTGATTTACTTTATACGGCTGAAATAATTTTAGCGGATGGAACAACTCATGAATTGGTATATTATGGGCGTGTATCATCATTTACTGGTGCTGTTACTGAACAACCAAATTTAGTCATCTGTCAATCAGCAAACACATCACTTACTGGTCTTGAAGGTGCTACTTTAAAATTAAAACGAGCAGGTAGAGCATTACATTCAGCCGCAAGTGTTTCATCTTCAATAACAGGTGAACGCACAGCATTAACGTTCCTTCCTGATACATCTGAACAGTGGACAATCGCAGTGGCCGCATCCAGTGGTACTACTACATCCATTCAAATTACAACCTCCGCATCCGACCGACTCGCTTCATCAAATACAGTAGGATTGAATATACGTAAAGATGATGAGTTGTATATTGACGATGTATCGGGTAGTGACATTGATTATCTTGGAAAAGTGTCTTCTATTGTATCAAACGTTGTAGGAGGTACAACAAACACAGTCATTACGCTTACAGCAAACAACGCTTGTGCTGTAGCAGTTGGTGACAAAATTCGAGTGTCTATTGATAGCGTCATAGCCGAAGACCATGATGCTGTGTTGAATGCTACATGGTTAAATCCATATGCCGCAGGTGGTATGCGAAACGGTGACACTGTATGGATGAACATGACCATGAACAATCCACATGCAGTAGAAGGAATGTTTTGTAAGAGCCGTGGCGTGCTTAACGAGCATCTTGTTTGGAAAGGTTTCAATGGTGGACGTGGCACACTCGCCAGTCGTCCTCGTGACTCAATCCCTCTTGAGAATTTTTTGATTGGTGATACGTGTTTAGAAACAGCGCAAAACTTGGCTCAACACATTAACAAAACAATTGAAATCAATTATGAATCAATGCTTGGTAGTACATACACAGATATTCCAAGAGTGGCGTACGTAGACCCATATCTTGCTACAGAAGGACACGCTCGTGTATTGCTCTACGACGTAGCCCATGACCGTGAATTTATCGCATTCCATGACCTACACATGCAAGTTCAGTCGAGTGCGGCTACACCGAATATTGGGTTTGGTCGTGACATTGTACACGCAGGTGGTGTGGCAAAACTCGACCGTTTCTTAGTATCACACAATGGTGGCGCACCGCATTACTTTACAACTCAAATCGACGTAGCCAATGGGTTTCCAAGTGAAAACAAATACTTGCGTAGCACGCAACAATCGAAGTTCATTGAATCAGCCTATGCACACGATATAGCAAACAGCAATGCAAATTTCTTGATTGAAGACCCAACAACAAGAGGAAACAATAAACAATTGATGGGTAAAGGCCACGGCCACTTTGTACATTCAGGACTAATGTACGGCTTCAATAGTAACATCTACACCGTGAGCGACAATGCGTTACCTCGTGTCGAACCTGCTGTAGCATCAGTATACTGGGCGAATGAAAAACACAAAAATACACGACGACCAAGTGAAGACAGATTTGTTGAAGCACTTAAATTGCATCGCTTATCAAAAAATCCGTCTACCTTTAGTTTCCGTGATGCGAGCACGTTGTTTGATACACCTGATGGAACACGTTGCATTTCAGCGTTTTTGAGTCTGAAAGGTATACGTTCCTCCACTTCCGATTTATCGGCTCATGAAGAAGACCGTTTACAACACTTACCTCATTGGACTGAAATGGATTTTGTACGTCGTATGGTGATTGATTGTGGTGAGGTTGGAGTCAAGGAAGGTGTAACGGATATTGAAGCCGCTACTCGTGAAATTGTACGTTTAATCAATCAAGGTGGAGCAAAGAACGGTCGAACACATGCACGTCGTCCATCCCAACAATACCCCGGTGAAAGCGAAAGTCTTGACCTTACCCGTATTGGTGTAAGACAAGACGTAACTTCCGAGGCAAAAGACCCCAGTAGCGCACATATCAATGCTGATTTTGCCGCTACGGGTTCAACCTTTGACCCTGCACCGTGGTGGTTTGTTGATGAGGCATTTGATACACATGACCGAGGTAGCCACATGGGGTATGTACGTGCTCACATTGGCCGTGTCGTTGAAGACATGAACGGCAACGAAGGCTTCTCAATTATTATTCATTCAACTGTACCCGGTGCATCAGGTCGTAACTTTTGCGTATGGCTTGACAACAGCAAAGGACAATCAAATTACAAGCCACAATTCCTTATTGGTCATGGTGGTCGATTCCGTAACTTTTGGTGTCAGCCTGATGAAACACTGGGTGAGAACATGCACCCAGCCCCAATGCCTCTTAACAAGCATGGTCGTCCTTTTGCCCCTGTTACAACGCTTCGTGAGTATGTGCTTCAAGAAGAACCCGATGAACCTTTTACCAATAACCATGATGTAGGTAATCGTAAATCAAACAACGCATCAGAAAATCGCAACGTATCGGCACGAATTGGTAGTATCAATCACAATACAGTTTCAGATGAATCATTTGAAGTTCAAGGACTTTCAACTAACCTTGTTGAAGGATTGAGAGCAGGTAAGCAAGCAGTAGGACGTATCAATTTTGGTGGACTTGTAGCATCGGGTATACCCGGTTTTGCACCTGATGCTGGTACACATGGTTTAGGACGTAGAGGTGATGAGCGATTTGACTTCAAGTACGGTCAAGCCATCAAGTTTGGCGACAGTGACCCTACTGCGATTACTGCATACACAGCGCATGTTAATCCGAATGATACAACAGAAGATGCAATCGGTGATTCCCCGTTGTATGGCTTCAGGTTTACCGACCATAGAGGTCGAGGATATGGGGTACGGTATGTGTACCGTAGATTCGGTCAATCGTTTTCTAATGAAAATACCACATTACCTTCAACATTAGAAGATGAAATTATCATTCATATCAATGACGATGACGTTTCAATGGGTGGCTTTTCTCTCGGTGGACATATGCTCGGTTGGGGTGACCCAACTGGTCGTTTGGACGCATCAGGGCTTCAACTTTCCAAATGGCGTGGTAACCGATGGAGAGGTATGTATGCACCAGATGCGGGTGTTGATGCCCAAGTAACATGGGACGGCACAGCAAACACACTTACTGTCGTGTTTCAAGCACCATTCAATACTGGTGCTTCTTCTTCACCATTAGCAAATCATCCTGATTTACTTGGTTATCTTGGCTACCCACATAGTAACGGTGTTATTCATCTTCATGATACATTTACGGGTACTTCTCAAGATGGTTTTATTGGTAATGTATTATCATATGAATCAAGAACTGTGGATGACATTACTGGGACACACATTTTCTTCGGCGTACGTGGTGAATCATTTTCATCATCTCATTTCGTAAACAGTGGCACTGTAACAAATACCGCAGTAACACAACCCCATGCTTCAAACAACACCATGCGTGTGTTACTATCATCACGCATTAATTGGACAACACTAATGACGGACGAAATTCTTGCATTTGCAACCAACGTCGCAATCAACCATCCAAATCCAAATCAAGAAGATGGAATAGCAGTTGATGTACGACACATGTACGCTTGTGATGGTCGCACACTTGGTGAATGGGGCGTAGCCAGTGATGCGATTATTGTGCGTTCACATAATCCACAGCGTGGTGCTACACCAATTTCACGCATGTTCTCTTCAAGTTTGCACACCGATTATACCATTCAAGCGGCTCACCTTGAATACGGTGAATATGAAACACTTTCAAAAGACGCTACTGGAATTTACTCATTTAGTTCATCAGCCGATGCTGTACACCAACCGATAAGCGATGCACTGCTTGACAAAAATCGACAAATTGATGCTGGTTATCTTCCAAGAACGGTACTGCAAATTCGTACAAAAGGACGAGGGTATCACGCCAATACCCCTACACCTGTCCTTGTTGATTCGTTTAACGACCCTGTACCAGTCAATACTTGGCGTAACAATTTGAAAGGAATAACATTTACATCCACAAGCGGTGACCATATTTTACCTGCATTAAACAATGACATGATACTCATTGATGATTACAACTCTTCTTCTAAAGTTTTCAATACACCTTCATCATCTTATTCAATTACTCATGCGCTTATTCCAGCAGGGCAAGAAGCGAGCACTATTGATAGTTTGGCAAAAGAAGTGTCCTTTGGTGAAAGAAAACGGTTCTACTACACAGACAGACAATTTGCATTGCTTGTATCAAAACAGGGTTCAGACTCATTAACAGAAATAAAATTGGAAAGAGATGATTTTGCAAACGATGATTGGGTAGCCAATTTTACTGGTACGCTTATTGCAAAAGACCACATATTCATGCGTTTTGGACAACAACAAATTGGTGGTCGTCGTTCATTCGGTGCTGTTGATGCTGAACCGCTTGTGTATTTTAGAGGGGCAATAGATAGTAACGACCATTCAGTACCATTGTATTTTGGCGGTGGTTTTAGCGGGGTAGTACTGGACATTAACGATGGTACAGAAAATGATTATTCATCATTCTACACACACCCGTACTCCAACGGTCCAACGGGTACAGCAGGTATACAAAACGCCAATGAAATTTCTACATCATTTGCTATTGTAGATTGTAACGCACTACTTGCATTCTTCCCCGCTACACCATTACTGAATCAACATCGTGGTAGCCTATCACATCCAGTAGCCAATCGAAATAATGTTCTCTCTCCTGATTTAGCGGGTGGTGCTCAACCACCACATCCTAACACACCAGCCCATGTACAAGCAAGATACGCTTCAGGTATTGTACAACAAAAACCGTCACCACTTGTGTTGCGTGTAGCCAATCCTAATGCTCGTTACAAAGACACAACTGTTGGTGAAACACATACAACATACATTATTTTTGGTCCCGGTCAAGCCTTCCCATTTACTGAAATGACAGCAGTGAACACAGACGAACAGCCGCATCCCGGTTATGTTGTTACAACTGGTAACACATGGAGTAAAGTACCCGCAAGTAAAAACTTACCAAACGAAATTAAAAATTCGGATAATCAATACGGCCCACCTTCAGCCGCTTATCAAACGGCTCGCCAAGTATTTCATTGGAATACAACGTGGAATTGGTCACCAGCACAAGGTGTACCAAACATTGGGACAACGAGTGGTGCTGGGCTAATTCAAAGACCTGAACATGGTTCACACTACGGTGAACATTTCACAAAGAGTGTACGTGTAACTACATCAAACATTGAAGATTATCGCAAAGCGCACCCGTATAAATTCGTAGGAGCAATGTACTACGGTATTGCTATGGGTGCTGATTTGTGTTACCACATGGACGGTGGTTATCATCCCGGTGGTTCTTGGATGGACAACCAGTTGTCGTTTAATCCACCGCATGACATTAGCGATTACAAAATAAACCGAGGGCATAATATTGTTCATCCATCAGCCTTCCGTGTATCAGGAAAACTTGCAAACAATTTCATTACAGGTGTAAGTAATGAAAATATTGCTACATTGTATGAAGATGAATTTATTGTAGTCGATGCTACACGTTGCCAAAACGGTGAAGAGTTAGCAACCATACTTGGTCAATCAATTAATGAGTTCCCCGGAAGCAGTGCCATTAAAGCAATGGGTGGTACATTTGCCCCTTCAATGGGTAACGCTATGCGTCAAGACCGCTATGGTTGGGTTGAGATGACATTCGGTTCTTACGTCATAGACGGTACAGCATCATCAATGAACTCATCTAAAACAATTCTAAAAGCAACTATTGGAGGTGCAAGTCAAGCAACACTTGAACAAATACCTGCATGTGGTTGGCTTCGTACTCCTGATGGGGGTACAACAAACGTTGGTTCGGGCGACATTCCTACCTTTGCACCCTATCATAGTCGAGAAGTTGTATCTGACGGTAGTGGAGGATTTGATGTACACTTTTTACTTGCACCAAATCGTTCATCCAGTCGGCCACTAATGGAGAGTCTACGAACCTATGATGATGTAGCACGAGGCGCATACTCCGCAGGTACTTCTCATCCTGATTACAGTGGAGGAAACCCAAGTGCGGTATATGTTTGGTCAAAGGCGGGTGTACATCGTTTCAACAATGAAAATGACTCAACTCGTGACCACATGACACAAGTACACTTTAGTGGTATAGTTGATGCTATTGACCGTACACGTCCTGTAGGGGCTGTTGGATGGGCGGGAGAGCGTTATTCCTATCTCAACTCTCTCAAGGTAGGTTCTCAACAATATGGTGCAGGTTTAGGTGCATGGCATCCCATGCTCGGTTTTTCACCTTACGGGTCAAGTAATAGTTGTATGACAGCGTTTGGTCATCTTGCACACAGTAATCCAATTGCTTTCACTCCTGAAGCATCGCAACGCATAAACAATCAAGGTAATGTAGAAACAGTAATTACCTCGCCCTATTCATGGAAGTATGGTCTTGCATCTTCTGATGTATATTTCAAAACTACTGCTAATGCAACTTGTGATACTAATCATACTTCAGGTATATCAGACGGTTCTACAACAAGTGTAAGACACATTACAATGGATTCAACAACGAAACTTATCGTAGGAATGAAAGTTACAGGAACAGGAATACCTGCCGATGCTACAGTAGCAGTGATAAATAACTCTACTTGTTTTACTTTAAGTGCTGATACTACTGCAACAAATACAAATACAACACTCACATTTTATGCATTTGATAGTGCTGAAAATTCAAATTTAGGTGCTTCGCCAGTAACGTATCGTGATATTGATGATGACACGTTTGCATTGCCACGTAGTCTTCACATGCCTCAAGGTGTGTATAGTCGAGCATTTGTTGTCATATCATATGAGAGTGAAATGACACTTGTAGCAAAGCACGACAGGGATGAAATCAAAGCAACGGGTGACTGGCTTTCTGTATCTTCAAAAGTCAATGTTGATAGCGTAGCCCCTGCAACCGCCATCACGTTTGCGGGTACTACACGATGGGATGAACGTATTCACAGCCCTGAACGATTTACTGCACCTGCTAACGCTGGACCCAACATAGAGGCTTTGATAGCGAGTGGTTTTACACATACCACTGATACTTATCCAAGTGCGTACAATTTTGGTGCGGCGTTAGCGGATGATGGTACATTGTTCAATGCCGAACCTTGTTTTAACGAAACAGGAGATTTGTTTTATGACCTTGACGAAAGTCCAGCCTCTATTCACCTTGAAACTATTACAGGTGTAGAACGCAATCTACAACGAAAATATATATCATCAAGTAGTGATGCTTCTATTACTTCTCGATATACAACAGGAAGGAACTTTTGGGAGGGTGATTTGAATGCATTCCAACTCGCTGAAGATTCACCAGTAAAGAATTTCTCCGTTGAAAATGTAGTATGGAAACGTATGGATGGTGGTAATCTTTCATTACCTGCTGTTAATGCTCGTGGTCTTGGTGCAGTACCGTTTATCACTCGTGTATCGGGCGGCACAGCCTATACCACTGGTGAAAAATTGTTTGGTAATTGTCGATTCTCATTTGAAACAACTAACTCGGCAATGTACCCGATTATCCAAGCACAAGAGTTGAGCCATCCACAGATTGCGGCTCGACATCCTGATGAATTACGTAACGTGCTTGAAATACCAAATGAAGACTTACAATTTTTGGCAATGCCTGTTGTAGACGATACAGGACAAGAACATACGATTGAGGGCGGTTCACCGTTTGGTACAATCATACGCTCGTTCAAACAAATTTCAGACCGTACAGCCGAGGGATTAGCACCATCAGAAGCGGGAAGTGGTGTTGAGCCAAACTTGAAGATTCAACTACCCGATGCTGATACTATACCCGGTAACATTATTGTTCGTAGTGGATTTGACCGTCTACAAGCCTATCAGAACGAAACAATGGGTACGGGTGGTATGCTACGACCAAATATCGAAACGGGCATAGAAGGCATCTTTACAGATGCTACAGATGGTCCACGCTTAGGACCGACGTTTAGTGACCATGAATACGACCATATCAGTCAAAACTCCGTAGGCGAAGCCTTCCCTGATATGACACGAAAAGGTTGGAAGTCGGCAACCAACAACGCACCACTCAAAACATCGTACGAACTGCACGACCGAGCCTTATTCTTCCACATTACCAAGAACGGTAACTCGCACACGCATCGCTATCCTACATTCTATACGCACGCTAACGGCATTACCAACAATGCGCTTACAGCCTCGTCATATTCAGGCACTACTTTAACAGTAAATACAACTATCAACACGACATTGTATCGTGATGCATACGGTGATTCACAGAAAGACGGTGGTGGTACACGTCGATTCTTACGCATATACAACGATACAACTGGTGAAAGTGGCGTTGCTTCGTTTACTGGTATATCGACCAACACGTTTACTGGTTGTGTAGGTGACTCGGCATTTGATGCTATTGTTGCTAAAAGTAGCATAACCTCGTTCAGCGTTGTTCCTTCATACTATGTACCTGCTGGTAGTAACCGATTCTTTGCGGCACGTCGAATCCGTGACCATGCAGAAGTAAGCGGTAACAGCCCTGACATGGCACACTCGATGTACATTACTGGACATGCTACACCTAATGTATTGTGTTATGATGCATACAAAAAGACACGACTTACGCCTATGGCTATACCTCGTATGGGTCATCACTTTGTTAATGCTACACAAGCCATGTTACCGGGACACTGGGCGCATCCCGCATATCAGGGACTTTACTTCAAACATCGAGCAGACCGTTCAGCGACTCAAAAGAATCTTGAAAAGAGTCTTATTCAAGACACTGCCCTAAGCATTGACAGAACAAATCTTCCATCGGCTACACAAATACAGATACCCGGATATGACCCCATGCTCACCTTTGGTGCGATGACTGCTACCCCAAGTGGTCCAAGTGATGTTCATGGTGGTGGATTTACACTTATGTTTGAAACTAAAGTAAAATACGACGGTTATGGTGTATTGGCTTCAAAGGGTCAAGCGGGTGTTGTAAACTCAAAAGGTGGTCATACTATCGTATTGGAAGCGGGTGCTACATACACACTCAAACATCACTTCCCTGACCCATCAGAAGTTGGTGCATATCAAATCATCATCCAACCTAACGTACACAAATCACAGTTTTACGGTTATCATGAGAATGGTAGTGCAACAGGACTACCTGATGGTTCAGTCAATGAACTAACTGGACAACAAGTAGCGTTGGTTATTGGTATACGTGAACCTGATACGGCAACAGGTGGGCTTGGTTTGGTTTTAGCCGAAGCAATAATGGCTGATGTACGTGGTTGTGAAGTATTCATCAATGAAGTTATGCTCGACCATGACCCCGATTATAATGGACAACTGGCAAACATACCTCCATTGTTATTGTATAACGCACTGGGAGTACAAGGTACGGAAGCACCTGCATTTACACGACGGAGCCTACCGTATCATCCCGGTATGTTCGTTGATGCTACACCCGGTTTTACAACTAATATTCCGTGGTGGTCTATCGTACACAAGGTTAGTCCTGAAGATTCATCAGCAGTAGGATTTCGCCATTTGTCATGGCACAAGATTGACAATTATTACGAGTTTATACGTGCTGGTGCTGGTAGTATAGCAGGGCAATTGACACTTGCAGGTTACCCGTCAAATCATCCTGATTTTTATTCAACAATAATTGAAAACGTTAGCCTGTCACCTGTTGCAGTGGTTAAATCGGTATCTTCGACGCTTATTACTGTAGATGATGCAAGAGGATTCCCTAAAGTGCCATACTATGGTATGAAGTTGGAATACACCGATGCTGATGGTATTCGACGTACACACACGTACACTGAACGCAGTGGTAATGATGCAACGTACATGAATAAACCGTATAGATTTACCATTACTGCATCTTCAAACTTTACCGATAACCTTACTGTAGGAACAAAGATTCGTTTAACTCGTGCGTATGATTTCCGCCCTGCTGGAAGATTATTGAAAGAATCAAAATCAAGTATCTTTACACGAATGTTACCTCAATTGCTACAAGGTAGTCGTGATACAAACAGTCTTCACATGGCTGATGCATATTTGTGTTTATGGAATCCGAATCTTGGCCGACCGCACACGTTTTATTCCGATGCAAGTCGCACATGGTTGAGTACAACTGCTGATAGGGCTGTCAATCGAAAACCGCTTAACAGTATGCCTGAACACTACGAAACCATTCACTACCACGATGCTACATATTACAGCAGTTTAGGTCCGTTTACTTTTGCAATTAAAACACCTGCGCCAATCGAACCGTATACCGATATTGGTGGTAACGATGTGGTTGTAGGCGCAACAGGCACAACCACTATTTCTACCACTACAGTACGAGCACCACTTGCCATAGGTCAAGTAATACAGATTGAAGATGAGATATTTGTGGTTAGTCCTCTCGGTGATAATGGGACTGTAATTAACGTCAATAAAACAACAGCACATCTTACAAATGGCAGTAAAATATTCATTGGAGGAGGTGGGACAACTGTAGCGGCAAGTTCGCTTAACAGTAATTACACCCCTCAAGGTGGTACAGGTGTCATGCTCAATCATTACTGGCCGTGTGGTAGTCGTGGTGGACCGCTTACCAGTCGCCTTGATGGATATGGGTATGTAAGTACTGCGTGGGATTATCCGCAAGAGTATACATCAGATGGTCCTGTATGGGTAGACCACGACGATGATGGTTCATACACCGTAGCACTTGGTTTAACAAAATCTGTGTATGACTCGTTTACTGATGCCACATGTGATTACAATAACGACCCTACAATTACAATGGATTCAACAGCGAAACTTGCAATAGGTATGGGTGTAAGTGGTACAGGTATACCGAGTGGGGCAACTGTTGCTTCTATTACCAATGCTACAACCTTTGAGTTAAGTGCATCCACTACAGGCGGCTCAAAAACAAATCAAACGCTTACATTCACTCCTGTAAACACACGACCTCGACCATTTGGTTACCGCTTTGGTTTGCGACAACCCTACAACAAACCACAGTGGGCTATGTATGGTGCTCGTGCCTATCGAGAAACTGCTATTACCGCATCGAACACCATTGCGGGGTATCAGCATGGACCACTTGTGCAACAAGAAACACAAACGTGGACGTATGCTGGTGGTTCAAGTCTTAGCAACGCCACATATCCAAACACATACGTTGGTATCATGGAGCGTCAAACCAACTTCTCCGCTATGCTTGGTGTAGACAAACCCGAATGGCAAGTTCGATACAGTAATGGTATGCGTATGACACGAGCGTTTGGTTGTCCAGTGCGTGTGTTACGTAACGCAAACACCGTCATACGTGATTGGTGGGGTGACCCGCTTGGTAAGAACATCTCAAAGGTAGATGAAGCGGTAAAGTACTATCTTGTTGATTGGTGGGGCAACACTCGTGGTGAGGATGTACGACGCTATCCTGTGCGTGGTTTTGGTATACGCCCTGCTTGGGATTGCAGTGACGTGTATGAGTACGACCGCACCAACGACCTAAGCCCATACGCACGTCTATGGAATGGTGGTAATCCACTGGTTAATTTCAAGACACTTATTGATTTCACTAATTCAGACTTAACGGGTACTGATGTGAACTTCCCACGTATGGTGGGACGAATCAACAACGTAAACAACAATGATTCAGCAAACCCAGTCGATGTCTTCTTCCCAACCAACCCACATCGTGTTGGTGACATGGGTAACGGTCGAGGCGTACGCTATCCAACCATGTTCAACGAAGATGTACTTACAGACCTTGATGAGCCGTATCACGCCACAGGGGTCGTTCTTTCGCACCACACTGCCGAGCCGAACACATCAGACGGGTACGTGCGCCCACGTAACGATGTACTGCAACCCAACGAAGTACTGCGTGGTATCAGTGCTCGATTGGGCGTTGATGAAGATGGACTGCTTAAACCTGAAGCAGTAGCAAGCGACCGTGTAGAAGACTTTAGTGGTGACACACCACATAAGGATGCTATCAGTCGCTCAAGCCCACGTATTGGTATTGACAGCGAGAACATCGAAGGTGTGGATGACAACCTTATTGCTATCAACACAGAAGCGCACAGCCTACACACAGACCGCAACGTAGGACAGCGAGTGGTTATGGAGGGTGGCTTGACCGCAGGTTCACAGACGCTTACCGATTACGACCTTACTGGTTTGACCTTCGCTGCACAGCCACAGGGTGGTGCAATGCGATTGACCCACACCTCCAACTTCAACCCAATGGGTGGTACATACCTCGCTGAAACTCGTAACTTCCTTGCACCTATCAGTGACAAGAGTTGGGGCGGTATAAGTGGGTCAAATAAGTCATCAAACCCATATGAAACAAACGTACACGTAAGCACCAGTCAAACAAACTTGACCGACAAAAAAGTTACTTTCATGCTTAGACCAGTGCGATTGCTTGACAAGCAACACGTTGAGATGTTCCGACCAAACAACAACCTACACTCATCATCTCCGCAATACGGTGCAAACTACTTCTCGGCCACTGCGGGAGGTAAGTATGGTATGTACATGTACGAGGTAGAGAACGGTCGAGCAAGTTCAGGTTATTACATTCGTAGCACTAACCCCGATACCAATCCACCTTACGCACCGTTGTACGTCATGGACATTAGTGGTGACGAGTCTGTACCAGTAAGCAAAGGGCCAAAGTTGCCCGGTATCAGTGAAACGTCATTCGATAGTACAAAACTCAACAATGCAGTAACCCGTATTGTCATCAGTGAAAACACGCTTCAACATTATCGTGCTGATGCAGCCCGTCGTCGCTCTCGTATAGACAGTGATGAAACAACAAAACGCATGGACTTCTCCGTAGTACCACGATTTTCACAGGCACTTCATCCAAAAGGACATAAAGGTGATGTAACCTACAACACATCAGACCACACAGGTGATGGCGCATGATTGAATACGATTTTTGCGATTGTTGTACACCAATGGAAAATGCAATGGCATTGATGAAAGCAAAGAAAAAGAGCAAGCCGTTTCATGGTTACAATCCAAATCGACATCACAAGAAAGGTGGTTTAAGTGCTAAAGGACGTGCGAAGTTTAAACGTGAAACTGGCGCAAACCTCAAACCACCTGTGACAACAAAGCCGAGCAAACTCAAACCCGGTAGCAAGAAAGCCAAGCGTCGTAAATCATTCTGTGCAAGAATGGGCGGTATGAAAGGACCAACATCGAAGAAAGGCAAATTGACTCCGAAGGGTGCGGCTCTCAAGCGATGGAACTGTTGAGGGTGATAAATGACGCTTATTACAAACACCAGTACTGGGCGTTATGACACCGATGCTAACGAGGTCATGGACCACGTACGTAAGCCAGTCTTTGTTGATAACGCTGTTCATCATGGTCGCATAAACGTGCAAACGTCAAACAAAGCAAAGATTACGGTCGAGAAGAACAACACCCGTAACCTGCAAGTCATGCCCCAAACACGCTATCAGATTGTCGAGAGCGAGGGAGGCGTACAACTCACACACGTACAAAAATCAGGTCACGAATACACTGGCGTTCCTTACTTTAACGGGGAAACTTTGTCTTCGAGTAACATACCTATCCTCCTTTACAACGCCGACAACCCATCCGAGCGCATCGTATTGAGCGATGTCGAGAACAGCACCATCGGTGTGTTTGGTAACCTACGTAACATGAAAGGTCGCACACTGCAAGACATTGGCTTTACCAGTGATATTGTAAAACTTGGACAACCAGTGGACGTAGGACTACGTACAACGGACTTGGCTATCAAGTTGGGTGAGTCGGTGGACAGTGGTGTAACGAGTGTCAATATTGCACGACCTGAAAGCACAGTCGCAACACACCGTCATCACAGCACACGCTTCATTGCTAAGGACTTCCAAAATACAAACCTCATGACATCATTACGTTTCCTTGCACGTCATGATGGTCGTATGGTATTGCTCGATGCTTTTGGTAATCTACTGTACATTCCGCTTACATTCTCCGAAAGCACAATTAACATTACCGACAAACTATCAAACACTACACAATCCAACCCTGTTGATAATACGTTCAATCGTGTGACAGTACAAGGATTACCAATGGCTCTCAATGACCTTGTAATCGTCACAGTGGACGATACCGAATCACAGGTTACGGACATACGTGAAGCACCTGCGCCCATTGTAGACCACACTGTGCGAAGTAAGATGAGCGCACGTAGAGCCGCACGTAAGATACTGCGTGGTCAATCACTAACAAAAGGCTCGCAAACCATCAACAACAATTATGATTCGCTCAACGTGCGCCCCGGTATGACTGTGGTACACGAAGGTCGAAACAAACTCATTACCGAAGTGCGACACTATCCTCTTCAAAACCGTAGTGATTTTGCGCTTATGAATGTCGAAGTCGGTCTTGAAGGTATACTACAAGGGATTGATGAGGGTTCCACAATAGATGCTAATGAAACAAATCCCGCTACATACATGCAAGTAGTTGATACGAACTTGGCACTGTTTGGTAAAGTGGAATTGCGATTTGAAACCAAAATTATCGAGAATGCTGTCTATTCGACCGCAATCTTGATTGGTGGCAACACGAGGGGTAAAATTGGTGGTGGTAACGAACCACTCGGTGGTAACAAGAGCCACCACTTAGCACAAACAAAGGAGGTATACACATCCCAGTAAGTAATCACCTACGAAGATTATTACTTGAAACAATTCGTGACAACATCAATGAGGTTATCATTGGTTTTGACGGCACACCTGCTACCAGCGACGATGGGGGTACTGGTCGCCCTGCAATGACTCTTACGCCCACCATCACTATAATGGACGATGCAACCTTATTGGTAGAGGCTATTGTACCTCAAACAGAAGCATTCAACGAAGCAATCAAAGAAGTGTATCTACAACTACGAAATACCAATGATTTCACACCTGTAGGTAGATTCACTGTTAAACCAATATCGAAAACGACGAGTAACGAAGTCAAAATTGAAATTACAATTGAGGTGGCATAATGACAGGAAATCCATTATCAGGACACACAAAAGGAAACATGACGCTTACAACTCACACCAGTTTGGCTACGCCTACTGCGGAAGATGGGTTGTTTGATGGTGAGCATATCATCAGTCCTACACTAACAAACCTGTACGAAGGAGTACATGGTAACGGGATTCTTCTTGAAGAAGACACCGCATCAGGTGACAGTGACCGTAACAACCCACTTAATTTAGCAGGTAATGTAAATGGTAAAGCATCATCCAATCACTACGAAATTGTGGTGCGAGGGGGTTATGCTGTCATTGACGGTGTAGCGTACGAATTTGGTGGTGGTACGACAGTCGATGTAGACATTCAAAATGCGAGCAACTACAAGTCCGTTAGTGGTACAGTATCAGCATTAACATCAGGTCAAGAAGCGTTAGTTGTCGTTTACGTATCTTCTGTTAATGATTCTACAAATGCCAACAAGCGCATTTACTGGGAGATGGGTACACCTGTAAGCAGTGGTTACCCATTAGCCCCGCATTCGTTCCTCAATGCACCTACACAAAAAGGCGCATCGCAAAATGTCAAACAATCTGTAGTGCTTGCAGTCTTACGTTGTGTGTTTGAAAATGGTTCAGGTGATTTAAATCTGAAAGTAACTGAAATCAACGATAAGCGAGTGTTCATCAAACCAAGTCCAATTTATTTTACACCTGTCACATCAGGTGCAGTAGGTGCTACGACTGCTGTTGATTCACATACTGACCTCGATAACCTACATGGTGGTGGTGAGGAGGCAGGTGCGTTAGCAAATAGCCGTATGGGTGCTATGTGGCAATCGTACGATAGCGAAGGTAACCAAGTCATGTTCTATTCAGGTAAGGATTCAGGCGGTAATCGGTTTACACGTCGTATCTTCAACTCGGTCTTGTCTTCTACGGCCACCAGTATCACCGTTACGTCGGCGGATGAGAATGTACTCATGCTCACGCCCAGTGGTACGTGTACAGTGACACCAAGCGGTACATTCCCTGATGGTCACGTCATCACCATCAAGAATCTACATGGTAGCAATACTGTCAATTTCAACTCACTGGGTGCGTTTGGTCAAACGGTGAAACAATACGTTTACGATAAAACTAACACATCTTGGAACAGTATCGAAGTGCTTGGTACAGGTACGGTAACTTCTATTGCGACCACTGCACCAATCACTGGTGGAACAATAACTTCATCTGGTACAATCGGTATCAGTGCGGCTACAACCAGTGCGGCAGGTTCGATGTCAGCCGCTGACAAGACAAAGTTGGATGGTATTGAGGCCAATGCCGATGTGACAGATGCTACGAATGTCACCGCCGCAGGTGCTTTGATGGATTCAGAATTGACTGACCTCGCAGGTGTAAAGGGAGTCACCATTTCAACGTTGCAAGTCAAGCCATCAGAAGGAGCATTTGCTAACGGTGACAAAACAAAATTGGATGGCATAGAGGCAAGTGCTGACGTGACAGACACAGCAAACGTAACTGCTGCTGGAGCACTGATGGACAGTGAAGTTACCAATCTCGCCCAAGTCAAGGCGTTCAATTCAGCGGATTATGCTACTGCGGCACAAGGAGTAAAGGCTGACTCGGCTTTACAGACAAATTCATTAGTTCGATATGGTTTGACCGTTGATAAAAGTTTATCTTCAGGAGCAAGATATACTTTCACGAGTGCTGACTTTACAGAATATGCTGGTGATGCAAACGCAGTCACCTTTTCAGGCACAAGTATAACACTCAAAGGTGCAGGTATTTTTGAAGTTAATCTTTACGGATATTTCGTAGCAGGAACAGCAAGTTCAAATTTAGAATTTGACCTATCAATAGGCGATTCAACTCAATCCAACAGGTATGCATATTACAGAAACATCATCACTTTGAACAATGTTGTAAGAATGGCACAGTTTACTACTGCCACCATCAAAACAAGTGCTGATACTGTAATCAACTTAAGTGGCTACATAGTATGGACTGGCTCAAGCCCAACATTAGCCTTTACTGGCCCTGCTGACCCATATTCAAACAATGTTGCACAACATACTGCGTTTACAATAAGGAAGGTGGCATGATGGGTTGTATGAAAGAGTTTTTAGAAACAAATTACCCTTTAGTGGATTGGACAGA